GGTTAGTACAAACTAATCCAAGATTCAATGTACCAAACATATTAACACAGTTACGAACAAGTGCTGTCAGTGCTTTGGGTTTACGACCCATGTCACCTTTCATCTCACCTGCTTCAAACTGATTAACGTCTGTTGGGGTTAACATCATACCTAAGCTATCTAATACAAACAATACTTTAGGACGATCTTCTTCTGGTAGTGTGCGATACTCTTTAACAAAGTCACTGATAACTTTAGCCACATCATCAATCATAGCCATGTTAAGTTTTAGTAATTTGTCTTCTGTGGTATCTACACCAAGTGCGTGCAACCATGCTTCATCAAGTGCGTTTTCTGTATCAATCAAGATAACATAAATGCCTTGCTCTTGTGCGTGACGCACGATATTGCCACTACAGATAAAACTTTTACCAGCGCCTGACTCTCCAGCAAACACAGTTACTTTGCCCATTGGAATTCCTCTTTCAAAATTTCCAGATAGTAGGTAATTTAATGTGTAATTCCCTGTTGAGATCCAATCAGTTGGATCGTTGAATCCGATACCCAAGCCCTCGATGCTTTTGGTAATATTTTTTCTAAATTTTGATATATCAAATGGTTTTGCCATGTTTATTGCCCTCTATTAAATTATATAATTCTGTAAATACTGCCCTGCTGTTAATATTACGACGTTGATCCATCTTTGCTATCTCACCCAAACAGTAATCAATATTCTTTTCTACGGGCGTTTTTATATATTGTAACACATTTCTTAGACCGTTTTCAAGTAAAAAGCCTGGCTTTTGACTAATCCAGTCTTCCAACTCTTGCTCCACTGATTGTAGCATGGTATTTGGTAAATGTCTAATATTTAGGTAATCTGGGCCCAATAGTGCGCCTATGACAAAACTATTATTATGAAATCCTAACCCTTTGAAAAATTTAACCGTATCAAACAACGATCGATAATTTAACAAATGATGTAACATGTTAAATGTTATCTTATGATCAAGTTGTCTAATCTGATTTAAATTATCCAAAAAGTCCGCCCATACACCACCATATCTCACGTATTCAAATTCTGCGCCCATTTCATCAACGCTTACGGTCCAATGCACATTAGGAAATTCACAAATCTTTTCAAATACTCGCGTGCCAGTCTTGCTTAAATTAGTGTTTATCCTTAGATTAATCTGCGGATTTTTTTCTTGTAGTATTTCTAATAGCTCTAGATTTTCTTTCATTAACAAAGGCTCACCGCCTGCCATGTAAACATGTTTAAGTTGATGTGCGTTATCAAATACTAATTGTTTAAGCTCTGCAACTCTTTCCAATGGGGGATTTTCAGTTGTGATTTTAAGTTCGCTAGCCCATTTACTTGAATAGTCCGATGAACAATACACACAAGCATGGTTACAGACATTACTCCATCGTATATCTATTGTATGTAGATCAAAGTTATTGGGGTCATCGTATAATGCCTGGTCAACTGATTTCAATTCTTTAAGATAGAATATGCGATCACTGATCATATCATATCCTTTTTTATCACCTTCGAGATCATAACAAACATGACAGCCCAGCCCATCTTCATGATCTAACATATTTTGTTTAGTTTCTGTATTTGTTTTTAGTATATCGTATATTGAATGATCTTTAAGATTGCCAATTGGGCGTTGGCTACGAATGCAGTTAAGGACATCCCCATTTGAATTATACATAAAGCCAGTCCACGGAATAGGACAAAACTTTTTATTGGTCAAATATTCTTTACTGTCCATTGATATACTCTATGGTTTCCTGTGCATACTCATTGACATCTTGATATTTTGGTGGTTGTTGACCAGGTTGAGTAGCTATTGATCCAGGTTTAATTAATATTAATTTTGGCAGTGGTGATCTTTCTTGGCATTGTGTATGTGCCAACTCTAATGCTTTTTTTTGTATTATATATTGATCCCATTCTTCCCTAGGGGCCACACTGTTGTTAGTCATCTGTGTGCTGATGTTGATAATAGTTTTATTTTGTCCTCTCCAACGATTCCACACTTCCCATAATAATTCAGTTTGAACAAAACCAACTTGGGCGTTGTTGATAAACACATCACAAGATTCTATCATGCCTACTACTCTAGGTATGCTACGAATATTATATCCATTACGACGACTAATTCCAACTACCTCATGCCCTTGTTCTGTGTAAATAGTAGACAATGCTTGCCCTATTCCGGCACTATGTCCTGTGATTGCTATTTTCATTCTATACCCCGTAATTGCTTTTGCTTTTGTATGTATGCTAATGATTCTGGAGTATTTTTATTTTCAACAGCTAATTCTGCTGGTGATTTTAAATAAGCATAGCTATGATCTATATTGTGTTTTTTAGCAAATTCTATAATATTTGGTAAGTCATCTATATTCAGTACACTGACCGTAGTCCACAAGTTTAACTGGATTGGCATTGATTTATATGTCATTAAATTTTCATAAAATTTTTCCCATTTTATTGGCCAGCGCACAAAGTCATGTACAGATCCAATTCCGTCTAAACTAACTGTTACTGTAACACTAACACCGCGATTAGTTAACGATATTAACTCTTCTAATACCATGCTACAGTTTGTGTTAAGACGTACTGACTTGATGTTTTTAGGTAAGTTTGCTAGTATGTGTTTATAATTTTTACTAGCACTGGGTTCGCCACCATTGATATCTAAATGTATAATTCTATCTAACGGTAATTTCCAAAACTTGTTTGAATTGTCTACAATTGGATATGTTTTACTTTTCAATCCACCAATTAATGTGCTAAGATTTTCGTTACAAGTCAAGCAAGCACTATTACATACATTATCCAACACCCCGCCCACTGACAAATAATCTTCTTGTTTTTGTAATTTATCAAACTTGATAGCATTTAGTCTAATACTGGTGTTGTTTTCTTGTTCTGTTTGTTTGCATCTAGCGCACTCTATAGGCCAAACTTCTTTAGACATCTCTTTTTTAATTTCTTTAAGCCAAGGACTTTCATCCATCTCTTCTAATGTATTAAATTCTGGCGCATTAACCATGTGTCCACAACGGCTTACTGTACCGTTAGGATTAAAGCGAACAAAATGTTTTAGTCTAGGGCAATACATTGTAGTTTTTGATATGCGTGGTGGTCTTGTTGTTTAATATATGCTAGTATTTCTTTAAAGGTTAATTCCTGACCAATTAATTGTAATAATAAGTTATCTAATCTTATATACATTTCATTGTGTATATTTGTTTTTAATCGTTCAATTGTCTCTGTATTTAATAAATTATTTTTTGTTGGCTTAATAGACAACAGAGTAAATTGCGATAATGTCGACATATCATGTAATCTAAATTTAGCGGTTGTTCCCATATAACGTTTAATGTTAATTAACCAGCCCAATTGGGGAGAATAATGTCTATTTAAAAACAGATAATTTTCAGCAAAATAGATTATAGTATCTGTATCTAAGTAAGGATTGTTCTGTTTAGTATCAGAAACAAAAGTATTTAACCCAGAAATAAATCTTGATGTTGGATCTCTTAATACTACATCAATCGTGGCTATTTTTTGTATTTGCTCATTGATTAATCTATGATATTTTTGTTGGTTAGCATATTCAATAATACTGGTACTGCCATTTTTAAAAATGGGGTAGATGTACCGCTGTGAAGCTTCTATTTCTATAACTTCACAACGGTTAGGATAGATTATGTCATCAATCCTACTTAGCATCTAGATTGTACTACTTAGCTAGTCTTTTGACGGTTACGGATCATCGCTAGGATGTCCTCAGCTCTAGCTGTTCCACCTGCTGGAGGTGTTGCAACTGGTGCTGTAGGAGCTGCTGGTGCAGCCTCTACAACTGCTGGAACCGATGTGTCTTCAATTTCATGCACATCACCATGACCATCAACTGTCGCTGTAGGAGCAATCACCGCTGTAGCAGATGATTCAGCTGAGACGACTGTTACACCTCTTGGTTTGTAATAATTACCCCAACGATCTGCGTCATATGCTTGACCATCTACACTTGCTTCAAACATTTCTTTCATAACTTTAAGTTCAACTTCGCTAGGTTTCTTAGGTAAGAAATCTTTCAAGTTGTATAAGCCATGAGTTTCAATGGCTGCAGCTTCTTCTGCTGTTAGTGCAGATTCTTTGCGTGACCATTTACTTGTTGAGTAGTCAGCATAACCACCTTTTGATGTTTTAGTAACAGTAAAGTCTAAACCACCTTGGTAGTCTGTTGGTAAGTTTTCTAACTCTGGA